ATGAGTGACGTATTAGAGTTAGCGACTTGCACCGCCGCCATCAATGAAGATGAGTGCTATGACGATTATCGCTATGATAGTAACGAGTATGGCTATCAAGAGTGCGATGAAGACATAGTAACCGACCGCCCCTCAAGATTTGTCACAAGGCATATTCTTAAAGGGCTTTGTGATAGCATCGAGAGAGTGAGAAGCGGAAATGCGGCTGCAAAGATTGGCGCACTACTTGAATGCCCGATTTGCAAACACTCTTTTACGAAGAAATCCTATCAACAGAAATTTTGCTCGGACAGATGCAAGGTCTATTATCACAATAAAAGACAAGTATGGCACTAAATAGACAATACAATACATTAGACCTGCCTATCTTTGGTAAAACGCAAAGATTCTCGCAAGAAATCAGCACCAAGGCAATCAGAAAAGCGGTTATGGACGGACGTAGATTGAAAGTTCTGCCAAGTTCAGAGTGGCTTAAATATCCTTGGCAAGAAATCCGTATGCTGATGCACGAAATAGCCGTGTATGTTCTACCCACGGAGGAATTGCTTGATTATCTTGACGAGTTGATTGGCGACGAGAAAGCTATTGAGATATGCGCCAGAACAGGAAATATCGGTCGCAATCTTGATATTATTATGACCGACAGCTATCAGCAGCGCGACCACAAACTTACGGCTCAATTATACAAGTTGACAGGCCAACCCGTAATCCAATACCCAAAGGATGTAATCAAATGCGATGCCTATCATGCCGTGCGCAGGATGAAGCCTCACACGGTCGTTGGTTGCTACGCCACACATAAGTGGCGAGAAGACACCCAAGACGGAAATGACAGAGGCGTTGACTTTATGGATTTGTTTGACCATTGCGAGAGGATTATCCTCGTTGGCAACAAAGATACGCACAAGAACAACCCGCTGATGGCTGTGCCGCATGTGGAAATGATGTTGCCCGGTCTTATCACAAGAGCCGAAGACCATACAACTAACCGAATATTCATCTGGGAACACATCAGGAACAATGACAACAAATGAGATAGCCGCTATATTGGGCTTGCTTGGTAACTTGGCTATGATAATATGCTGGGTATGCTTGTTGGTTTTCGCCTTTAAGACGAGAAGAATCTACAAGCGCAGGGAAAGCCTATGGAGACAAGCCGATGCAGAGTTGAATGCTATAAGAGATTTGCCTTCTGCGGACTTTTACAAAGCTCTTGAAGAATGGCATCAAAAATATAAAAATATCTGATATGGAAGCAGAAAAGGTTATTCAGCACACATCCTTTGGGATGATAAGCGTTTCTCGGACTCAAGGTGGCTGTGGTAAATTTTTTGGCACTGACATGCAGCCCAATTCTTATATTCAGGTGATAGTATCTCAAAACGCTTCTATGGAATATGATGAAGTAATGGGATGTAAGCCTTGGCCATCTGGTAAACGCAATGAAGAGGTTGTTAAATTTCGTATGACCTCAACGCAATTTGCAGAACTGATAACGACCCTGAATCTCGGAATGGGTGTACCTTGTACTATAGAGCGAGTTTGTGGGAATGACATACCCCAATACGAAGACGACTTACAGTCATCTGTTAATTACGAGGCAGAGAAACTTGAGCGGATGCTAAAGTCTTATAAGGCTGAATTTATAAAGGCATCCGAGAAAATAGAGGCTCTGATAACATCATTGCCGAAGACCAAAAAAGACCGAAATAATCAACATTATCAACAGGCTATCCACGCATGTATGCGCAAATACGCCATTTCACCTGCGTTGCTTTGAGGAAGCCGTGGAAAAGACCATCTCCAGCGCCAAGTCGGAAATCGCAAACTACCTTAGCGTAGGTAGTAACATTGTTCGTCTTGAAGCGATGCAAGGGCGTAATAGCACCCCAAAAGAGATAGACCTACCTGAAAGTATAACCGATATAACCCCAAGAATAACCGACAAATGAAATTTAGTATTCAGAACAAAACCCTATTGAGCCAAATGGCATCAGTAGGAAAAGTGATTGGCAACAAGAATGCCATCGCAATTCTGGGGTCTTTCTTGTTTGACCTTAACGGCTCAACGCTGACCATTACTGGCTCAGACCAAGAAAACCTCATAACAACCCGTCTTGCTGTTGAGGCTGCTGAGGGAAGCGGAAAATTTTGCATTGATGCAAAACGCATTCTCAGTCTGCTCAAGGCAACCCCGGACAACCTTATCACGATGGAAATTGATGATACAACCCTTGCGGTTGTCATCAAGTACACAAATGGTCAGTACGACCTCGTGGCTCAAAAGGGTGAGGAATATCCTCTCGGAACGGATATTGACGAATCCGCTGTTGTCGCAGAGTTTGCATTGCCAGCCTCACAAATCACAAACTGCCTCGGAAAAGTCAGCTTTGCCGTTGGTTCTGATGATTTCAGACCTCAACTGCAGGGCGTCTTGTGGGATGTGATGGAAGATGCAATAGTCTTCGTGGCTACCGATACGCGACAACTCGCAAAATATCATAGCACACAAACTGCGCCCGGTGTCGTATGCTCGTTTATAATGCCCGCAAAAGCCGTTGCGGTGATTAACAACATCATCGGAAAGGAGTCAAAGGTAAAAATCGCCGTGTGCGACAAATGCGTTTACTTCGTGGGCGAAAATTTCAGCATTCGCGCTGCTCTGCTTAATGGTCGTTACCCGGACTACAACCGCGTAATACCAAAGGACAACAATAAGGTTATCACTATTGACCGTGTGGCCTTATCTAATGCAGTAAAGCGTGTTTCGCTATGCGCCGACAATCAGTATAACACCATTCAGTTCGCATTGTCGCCAATGGATGTGCTTGTATCGGCGCAAGACATCAATTTCGGTATGGGTGGAAAGGAGTCTGTACCTTGCTCTTATATAGGTGGCGATGATATGCGCATCGGCTTCTCTGGCAGTTGTCTTTCAGGATTGCTTGACACTCTTAGCACATCGGAAATAAACATCAAGTTAAGCGACCAGTCGCGCCCCGGTTTGTTCTTGCCTGCTGAAAATGACGAGTTCGGAGAGCTGACGCTTCTCTGTATGCCGACCTCAATCAACGACTCAAGCAAATAAGCATCTCTATGCTTAACAAATTTCAATAAATGTATAAACGAATGAAGTATCAACAGAAAGTAGTAAATGAGCAACCGATAGTTCAGGCTATCAAGCTCACGAAGGAAAACTTCGATGAGGTTTGCAAATTCATCGAAAGCACACCTACATTCATCAACAACCCCGATTTCAAGTGCGATGAGAACGGAATGCCGCTCAACAGCCACTACCTCGGTGTTACTATCAAGGGTCAGGATGGCCACACAGAAAACGTGTACTATGGCGACTTCATAGTGAAAGCTGACAACAACGTATGCTTTGCTTGCAGTGCAGAGAAGTTCGCCAATGAGTTTGCCTTCATAGCGGAAGACCGTATAGACCGCATGAAAATCGAATACTTTGAACTCGACCGCCGTTTTCAGAAACTCGCAATCTTCGTTGACGGAAAGATGAAAGAGGTTGTCAGCGACAAGATTCACCGATTCTTGCTTGTGCTGCAGCGCGAGTTGATGGGGCAATACCTCACCATTCTCGGAAAGCGCATCTGGGGTTATGATGCACCTGGTGAGAACTACTACATACCGCGTATGAATTTGGGCATGGCGATTGAAGCCCTCAAATTCGGTCTGCCTATAAAGCGCAAAAGCTGGAACGGCAAGGATTATGTCGTAATCAAACAAATCCCCGCTCATATCGAGGGCGACATCTACCCGATGAAGAGCCAATCAATTTATTCACATACCAAAACGACTAATTATGTTAGAGACATTACGAACAACCAAGCCAATCGCAAAGAAAGAGCATAACTGCCAATTCTGCGGCTGTAAGATTCTGCCCGGTGAGAGATATGTGCGGAACACTCTTAAATTTGATGGCTACATTTATGACTGGGTGAGCCATAGTGAATGCTACGCAATCACATCTGACCTCTGTATGATGGATTATGCGGATGACGGAATCACTCCAGATATTTTCAGCGAGTGTATCGATGAGTATATTGCGAAGCATCACAGTATAGAGGTCGGAGGCGTGGACGACTTAGACCCCAAATGGCACAATATCCCTCGCCGGGAACAAGTCGTTGCCATCCTTACCGAAATCCGTACCAAGCAGTATAAGGAGCGATACAAAACTATGCTCAAAAATGCAAACACCGATACCCTCTATGACTGTCGCCCTGAAATCCATCGTTACAACTGCGGAAATTGTGGGCGTGATATGTTGACCGGGTGTAAGGATTTAGGCGTAACGCCATTCTCTTTGCCTTGTAAATGCGTTCACTCCACAATGATTCATAACGACACATTCACTAAGTCGCAGATTGAACAGCTTGGTAGGATGGATGAGGTGGAATGGTGGGTGCGCCCAACCTTTGAGCAACTTATCAGAATGTCGCGATGGCAAATCAACCACGTCTTAAATGGTGGCCTTGTGCTTGAAAAAGATATTGATGGATTATGGAAATGAATGGCATCATAGAACTCAACCCTCTTATCTACCCCATGCGCGCGTGGGTAGGTGTCAAACTGACAGACAAAGATATTGCCAATCAGTTTTGGGGTCTTGATGAGAATGGGTATCGTGTTGACATAGCCAACGACATTAGCAAAAAAGATGAGTCTGTTGTCGCCACATGTCATCCGGTAAGTCATAAGGAAAGCGGATGGCGTGGCATTCTGCTTAATGTTCACCGACCCAAAGCGATGAGCGCAGGCATCATAGCACATGAAGCGGAACATATAATCTGCTGGATTTGCGAAATATTCGGTATTAGCTCCAATACTTTTGATGATAGCGAACCGCGAGCCTACCTGATACAATGGCTTGTTGATGAAATTTGGAACATCCTAACTAAACAAAAGAAGAAATGAGTACAACATTTCATTTGGACGATGGAGCTAAGATTATCGTCAATAATCCATCGCTTGTACCCGAGGTCGCTGCGCAACTGAAAGAATCAAGAGACAGAGAGGTTGCCTTTCATCAGCAACTGCTGTCTCTTGGAGTTAAAGCATACCGATGCAATGATGGCTGGGTAGATAGGCAGAACCGCATCGTTACGTTTTTTAGAGATGAGAGGAACCGCGGATGGTATTGGGGTAATCTACATCTCAAAAGCGGCGATTTGATTTACATTGGAAATGCCTACAAAGACGGGTGTTTCGCAAGGGTAGATATGATGACAGGTTCATCTTCTACATTCTCAAGCTATCATTACGATATAATCGACATATCAACCATAAAAGACAGGAAAGGAATGAAAGCAAAACTAAAAGCTATGTGGCGCATACTCCGGGCAAAGGAGTGGTTCTACATCACGGATAAGCAGGGGCAAGACTACTGTTTCGATTGGGATTTTATGGCCACAATGCCAGAAAAAGCCACATCGTTACAGTTTGCCGACTTGATGCTCCGACAGTCTGCAAAATTCGTACAGGCGATAAAATTGTCAGCCGACAAAATCTTCAAGCAATACCATCTCGGAGGAAGCGTTGATGAAGTCATCGCAGATATGGATTTGCGCCGATTCTTGACAACCTATAAAATTGAAAGAATGGTGTGGGAGGACGGAACTATCAAAGACATCAAATTCAAATCAAACAAAGAATAGTTATGAGCTTCAAAGGAAAAGCAATATATAATCCCAAAGGCAAAGCCGGGGAGTATTCGGAGTGGGCGTGCAATTTTTACACTGGCTGCTCAAATAACTGCACCTATTGTTATTGCAAACGAGGTGTGATGAGTCACGTCTGGACTGACAAGGCACAACTCAAAAAATGCTTTACATCGCCGGAACACGCTGTGAGGGTATTCGTCAAAGAGATGTTCGCTAACATCGACGAACTGCGCGAAAAGGGCATCTTTTTCACGTTTACAAGTGACCCTATGCTTGCGGAAACAAAAGACCTCAACTTGGTGGCTATACAAACCGCTATTTCAAACGGTGTACCTGTGCAAATACTCACAAAACGCGCTGACCTTGATGATTTGCGCAGATATGTGGAAAGTCTGCCAATGAGCAAGAGAGAAATGATGGCGGTCGGCTTTACTCTGACTTGGCATGATGGATTAGAGCCGGGGGCAAGCCCAAATGAGCAAAGGATGGAAGCTATGCGCGTATTCAAAGAACTTGGTTGTCATACATTCGCAAGCATCGAGCCTATCATCGACCTTCAGGCAGCCAATCTGTGTATCCTGAAAACCCGTGACTTCTGTGACCTCTATAAAATCGGACTGATGAGCGGAGGCAAGAAGCCTGAACGCTATGACCTTGTGGAGTTCGTAGATAAATGGAATCGAATCTTTGACAAGACTGGCAATCTCGTTTATTGGAAAGATAGCATCACCTCGTATCTTGGCGACACGGTCACATATCCGATTGACTGCTGTGTGGCTGCTGACTATAATATCTTCAAAGGAGACAATCAATGAATTGGAAAACCCTCTATAATCCGGCAGATGTCATAGGAGAGGTTATATTATTGCGTGAAAGCCAATCTTATACTCCAAACACAACGTTGGTAGCCGGAACTATTGCAGCCTATGGTGATAGCGGGTTTGCAATCCGTGACTACGATGGGAAAATATTGCCTTTGCGCGATGACTATTCATATCATTATATCAAGGTAAAAGAGATTTTGTTTTAGGTTAAATACTCAATAGGAATACTGACGAAAGCGTGTCGTTGTGAAACGATGCGCTTTATTACTTTCATTATGAATTGTCGTGTTTTACTGCGTTTTGCAATCTCGCATATATATGGAATCATTTTAACTTTACGCTGAAAATTCAACAATCAAAACACATTGTAGATAAATGAAATCCAAAATTTTTGCAAAACTAAAACAGGAGTATTCTTCTCTTGGGTTAGGCGATGAAGTCCTGATGGCACTTGCCGAGTCCCTTGCAGCAACTGGGCTGGTGACTGATGACAACATCGATGCTGTCGTTTCCTATCAGCGTGGCAACCTTGAAACTCTCCAGAAGCACAACGACAAGCGCGTGACCGATGCTCTTGAAAAGGAGCGAAAGAAAAACGCCGAAGACGCTGCGAAGAAGAAAGCAGAAGAGGAAGCTGCAAAGGCTAAGGAAGAAGCGGAACGCAAGGCAAAAGAAGAAGCCGAAAAAAACAAGGGTAACAAGGGCGGCGACCCCACCGAAGACCCGCGTCTGGCTGAATTTGAACGCCGACTCAACGAAATGTCCGAAGAATCCAAGAAGCGCGAGACGGCCTATGCTACTGAAAAAGCACAACTGGAGAAGCGCATCAAGGAGCTTTCCGATGAGAGCGCCGCAACCAAGGCCGAAAAAGCGAAAGCAGACCGACAAGCAAAAATCCTCAGTATGGCCAAAGAGTTGGGCGTACCCCAGTGGCGTATCGATGAGGGCTTTGCAATCGCGGATGACGCGACTGACGAAGCCATCAAGACCACGCTTTCAATGGCGGCGAACAACGTGAAGACCAATCTTCTTCCGGGAAGCAAGGCTCATAGCATCCTCGGTGGTGGTGAGGCTACCAAAGAGGAAATATCCTCGCTTGCTGCAACACTTGTTAAGTAACCCCTAAACCCAACCAACAATGCAGAATGACATTACCCCCAAGCGAGAGCAGGTCATTTCCGGCACTGATAACGTTGCGGTCGTAAAAGAGTTTCACTCCATTGAGGGTGGACGCGCTCTTGACTGGAACGGATTCCCTGACGGAACAGTCCTCAAAGCTCTTCATGTCATCATCAAGAATGCTGATGGCAATTACGCACCGATGCCTGTAACCGCAGGCCAGACTCCTGCCTATGGTGAGCTTCCTGCCGGAGCATCGTACAAGGGTCTGCTCAAGCACACCCTTACCAAAGGCGACCCCCATGGCGCAGCAATTCTCGACGATGCAATCGTTAACGAAAGTTTAACCCCCTACGATATGACAGCAATCGCAGACGACTTCAAGGCTGCTTGCCCTCATATTCGTTTCCAAAAGGACGAGGAGGCCTAATAACGAGTTAGACAGTCACTTTATTTCGATTATGTGCAGAAGTATTTCCCCAGCCTGATTACGGCTATTGCAGAGCGTCTTAACGAGAAGCGCCGCACATCGCTTCCCTACCTCTTCAAGGAAAAACTCACCCCCGTATTCTCAGCCGATGGTCGATGGACTTCCGTCCTCGCCGAGTATAGCCGAGTAGCAGCCGACGTTGTTGCTCTTGACACCCCGCTTCCGCTCAAGAGCCGCGACACGCTTGAGACTGCATCCGGCACAATTCCCAAAATCGGCATGAAACTTTATCTGACTGAAAAGCAGATGAAGGACATCGACAGCATGATTGCGCAGGGCAATGTTCCTCTCAACCGCATCATCGACAACATCTTCGCTGACTCACCCCGTTGTATTGAGGGCGTATGGGAACGCATTGAAGACATCTTCCTTTCGGAGCTTTCGTCCGGCGTGGGTCTCGCCACCCGCGACGGTGGAACTGGTGTCCGCATCGATATGGGCTTCTATGAGGCCAATCAGTTCGGTGTAGAGAAGCTGTGGTCGGAAGCAGATGCCACACCGCTTGATGACATTCAGGCTGTCGTGGATAAGTCTATCGACGACCAGAACGTCATCACTGACGCATATCTTGACGACACCGCACTGCAGGCACTCTACAAGAACGGACAAGTCCGCTCACAGTATGCTTTCAATCAGGGCATCGCAATGACTGCATCGACCGCAATTCCTGTCCTTGACTTCGATAAGGTCGCAGCCATCTTCGCATCCAAGTGGCAAATCACTCTCCACCGCGTGGCCCGCAAGGTCAAAACCGAACTTAACGGCGACAAGAAGAGCCATAGCCCTTGGAAGAAGGGTGTCATCTCGTTTGTGTGCGATGAAGAGCTTGGCTCTCTCGTTTACACCAACGTGGCAGAGGCAACTCGCCCCGTTGATGGCGTGACATACCAGACTGTCGAGGATTACATTCTCGTCAAGAAGTATTCCGTCACCGACCCTCTGCGCGAGTTCACTGCTTCCGAGTCCATGGTTATCCCCGTGTTGAACAACGTTGACCGTATTTACACGCTCGACAGCCAAACCGTCACCGCCTAATGAAAAAGGTAGAGATACTCAAGCCATTCCGCGATAAGTCGCACTTCAATACGGCTTATACGCCCGGAGAGGTCAAGGAGTTTGACAATGACCGTGCCGCAATGCTTGTTGCACGCGGTCTTGTCAAAGAACTTGACACCGATAAGGAAGAGAAGACCGAGAAACCCAAAGGCAAGGGAGGTAAAGGCAAAAACGCCACCAAGGGTAATGCAACAAAAGAAGCAGAACCCAAAACAGATGGCGACAATGAATCCGATGCTATTCCTGCCGAGGGAGAAGAGGTGAATCCCGACTCTGAACCCAATCCCGACAAAGAGTAGTAAATGACCATTCGTGCGTACATATCAGACAAGTTGAAAGCCTTTGGAGTCTCAGAGGCTCAACTTGTTGATATGTCTTTGTCGTCAGGACTTGACCTTGAGGCTGATGTGTTGGAACAAGACCCAACTGTTGTTGGTGTTGCTCTGACCAACACCCTTGAGGAATTGATTCTCGCGCCAAAGATGACAAGCGTAAACGAAAGCGGTTTTTCTATCTCGTGGGATTTTGCAAATGCGTCACAATATTATCTATGGCTATGCCGGAAATGGGGGCTGACTCCAAAGGCTGAGGTTCTTGAAGCCTTGGGATTATCCGTAATATCCGACAAAACAAGTAAATGGTGATGTATTACGCTCCGCACATATTGCAAAAGCGCGTTAAGCCCGACCTGCCAGAGGATGAGTTTGGAAGACCTATTCCCCCAAACAATATAAAAACCTTTGTGGTCGGTGAGCAGTTGATATTCCTTGACAATCACCTTTATGTGGATAAAACCCCGGATGGTGATGTTTATTGGGCCAACGTATGCAAATGCAGATGCGACCATAACCGCGATGCTGAAATAAAGAAAGCCGATGGTTCTATCGTTAAGCCGGATTACCATATTGTTTGTGAGGGCAAGCGTCCTAACATCCAAGTTGGCGATTATGTGAGATGTCTTGAATCCGATGGAAGCGTTCGCGGTGAGGGATATGTTATAAATGCTCCAACTCTAAATTATTTGCCCTATGCCGAGGTCTATTGTTAGTTTTGATTTTTCTGATGTCGCGCCTGCGCTCGCAGATTTTCAACGCCAAACAATCGCAAAGGTTGATGAGGTTGGCAAGGATGCGGTTGAGTATGCTGTTAACAACGGCAACTATAAAGACCGCTCCGGGAAACTACGCCGAAGCAACAAGCACAAGGCGGATGAGTCAGGGTTGGAATTGACAAATGATGCAGAGTATGCACCTTATGTTGAGGCAAAGGATGGATATGATGTATTAAGCGGAGCTGCCCTTTATGCAGAATCTAAGTTAAAGGAAATATTTGAGAAATGATTACCACAACAGACATCGCAAACATCCTTTATCGTGAATGCCGGGTATTCGGCATAGAACGCTTTCAAGAGGGAAACGTGGCAAAAGGCAAACTTACAGGTGAGCGAATTGTCGTCCACGCTCGTGAGCCTAAGCCGGAGTCAACATGGAAGAAGAGTTTTTGCGAGGTTAATTTTCTTGTTCCTGATTTATCTCTGCATCAAGCCAATCTTATCCGTCTGAATGAGATTGAACGTAGGGTTTGCAAGACATTCAAGTCAGTGGTAGGCTCAATGGATGGCACAACGTACAAGTTTGGCGTTTATTCCACGCACACGGAAGAAGACAAAGACCTACAGTGCCATTTCATCAACGCCAAAATTCTCTTTCAAGTCCATAATATAACAGAAAACGATTAAACAACCCTTAACCCAAATAGCCGAGTTAATAAAGCACCCAAAGTAGTGGCTGTCGGTATCAAGCGACTTTTCTATGCCGACCCCACAAAAATCACAGGCGACCTCACCGGGGCATTGCTCGCAACGCTCCTTAAGGATGCCGACACCAAAGAAGTCAAGAATATCCATCAGGATACATGGACTATCGAGGAAAGCGAATCTTCGCAGGATTCGTACAAGAATCAGCTCACTGGCTCTGTTTACCGCATGGGAACAAAGACGACGGGCGAAGTCACCTTTAACTGGACAATCGGTCAATACGACTACAAAACAAAGGCTGAGTTCCTTGGCGGTACTGCCACAGATACATCGTGGAAACGCGCCCGTGGTATCGTAGAAATCAAAAAGGCTCTCATCGCCCTCACCGAAGACGGTCAGTATTGCGTTCTTACTAACGCCAATATCAATGCGCACGAAGCCAACACTGATGGCGCAACAGGTATCGCCGTGGTAGGCACAGCAATGGAGCCGGAAAACGAGGAAGTATCTCCCGAATATTGGTTTGATGCGTCCGAAGTCGCTGAGGCGTAACGACCATTCCACACAATCGGTGAATAATTGTTATCAAGGGGCGTAACCTTATAGGTCGCGCCCCTTTATTTAATAACACTATAACTATGAGTATTCAGCAAGACGGAGCGAAAATAGTAACTGCTGCCATTCTTGGATTTGATTTTAAGCGCATCGTGGTAAATGATGTGTCCTATGTTATTAAGCCCCCTACGATTAAGACAATCGTAGCGGCAACATATTGGCTCACGGAGATTGAAGATGCCGAGACCATCAAAGGAACGTTGCAGACCCTCAATAGCCTTGACAATGCCTGCCGTGCGCTGTCGTGCTTCATACAAGGCGATGATGGACTTTGGGAGGAATTGTCACACGGAACAATGACGGAGATTGTTGATGGGCTTGAGAGTGGATTTGACTTAATCGACATCAAAAATTTTCTGAAGCTATCAGCTTTGATGAAGAGCGCAAAAAGGCTGATAGCAAAACCGAAATAATAGGTGGCGTATGTATGCTTGGTCAAATCGCCTCTTTCATAGACTCGCTCAATCTCACTTACGCAGAGGTAGTCTATGAGATACCGTTCCGAAATCTTCTTATAATGCAGAAAGATAAACAACGCCCCTGTTACGGCACGAAGATTCAGAAATCATCCGGTAAGGATATGGCTGCAAGGCGTAGGCAGAACCGCAAAAACAAGGGCGGCTCAAAGTAGCGAGCGTTCAACAGCAAGCATCTCGTCCGGGGTCATAAACTTGGAAAGATGGTGCATGTCAAGTGCGAAATTGGCAGGCAACAAACCCTTTATTGTTCCGTGATAATAGTCATACCAGTCATCCGGGTTCATACACCGGGAAAGATTGGCAATAAGTTCAGAGGCATACGAAAAACTATGTTTCTGCGGAAATCTAAGAAGCCTTTCAAGCGTTCGCTTTGTCAACGCTATGATGTTGGTGTTGCGGTCGGAAATTGTATCTACAATGTTTTGCAGTTCGTCTGCGCTTTCAGCAGTGAACACGCCACGCCGACACTTCACTACCGCAACAAAATCATTCTGCATAGGCGAGTCCAGGGTAAAGGATGACACAAACAAGTCGCCAAATTCCACACCAAGAGCATCTGCAATGCCAATAAGAGCATTCAGAGACATATCCTTTCTCTTGTTGAGTACATTGTTGACGTATTGTGGCGACTTACCCATCTTTTCTGCAAGAGAGGCGCAGTCCATTCCTTTTTGCGCAAGAATATCGCGGATGCGCAGTTTAATATCTTCTCGGCTCAT